ATTCTCAACAGATTCAACAAAGTTGTTTGCGTTTAGAATTCTAAACTGGTCTGTTACAATTGCAGACATATTATTAGCATTACTAGCGTTTTTCTATATTTATAACTAGATATTCGATAGTCTTCTGATGGCACCAAGGTCTCTGAGACCGAATCCCTTCCTTTGAATGGATGGATATGTGGACAATCCAACATCAGCAGTCAATCCAGAGACACCAATAGCGACAGGTGAAGAACCTCTGCTAATGCCACTCAGTCTACCCCAGGAATATCTACCAACAGGATCAGCACTTGTTCCAGTTACCGCAACACCAACAACATTTGTATTGGAAGCAACATTACTAATAATTTCACCGTTTGTTCCAAATGTAGTGAAGTCGTGAACAATGTAGATGTTGTCAAGATATGATGTTGAGATAGAAACAACTTCACCATCATTATTATAGATGGAAGTCAAACCTGTTCCAACACTTGTATTCTTGATGTAAATTGGATAGTTAGTTTGCAGTCCAGTAAATGCACTTGGTCCTTGGACAAAGAACTTAATAGCAAGAGGATTGCCAAGTGTTCCTGTTGTAGTTGTAATACCAGTTACGATTCCAGAGAAACCTTCAACTGTGGTTATATTTGTAACGAGTTCAGACTCAAACTCTGGGAATGATGCAAGAACTTGAGGTGGTTGAGTATAACCAAGACCTGGGTTTACGATGGTTGTAGAGGTTACGGAACCGCCAGTAACTGTCAAAGTAGCAGTTGCGGTTGTTCCAACTCCAACACCAATCGCCTTAGGTGCTGCAATCTTAACGGTTGCTGTACCAGAAGTGTAACCAGAACCTGCGTTGACGATGGTCAGTCCAGAGATTGTTCCGCCAGCAGAGACTGTTGCCGTAAATGCTGCCGCAACTGGGTCAGTTCCTTGAACGATCAGACCACTTACACTATCAATGAAGACTGAATAGTTATCTTCTTCATAGTCGAAGAACTCTGCATCATCTACAAATATTTCACCATCAACATCTGTGATATCAGAAATAATCTTTGCAGTTGGATAAATTTGTGCTTCAATGGAGTCTCTTGCCTTAGAAACATAGTCTCCTTGAATGATCTTGTCTCTCTTTTGCTTGATCCAAGTCAGAGGTTTGTAATATACCTCATCAATACCAGGTCCAGTGTAGATGTTTGTTTCAATCTTATCAGAACCAGCAAGAACTTCAATGTTTCTTGCGTTCTGAGTGTAGGTATCAATGTGGTCATTATTTCTGAATACCTGTACCGAGTCTCCTTCCTTAATTGTTTCGGTTACGTTTACCAGGAATGTGTCATCACCAACTGTTCCTCTGTAGAAGAAGATTGAAATGTTGTCTTCTGATCTTGGTGCATCGGAGAATGTAAACGATGTACCACCATCAAACTGATATGCACTTCCTGGTTGTTGGATTACGCCATTGATGAATATGACAAGAATAGCATTCATGTCAATGTTAACTGATGTCGTATCCAGAGGATCTTTTTCGAAACTTAGAAGTTGACCGTTATAATACAGTGGGAATCTCTTTCTAGTACCATTTTGTAAGTTTCTAACAGAGTCGATAAAGTCGAGTTCACCGAACTGCCACATTGAGAAGGAGTCACTAAATGTTTCCAGAACTGTAAGTTCAAAGTCTGCGAGTGGTGCTGACAAACCTGATGCAGTTACAAGACCGACTGGTTTGAATACATCACCCTTCTTGAAACCATATCCTGCTCTGGATATCTTGAACGAAGAAACTTCGAACAAGGTTGAACCAATACCAGTTGTAGAAACTGCACCAACATCAACTGTTATCAGGAGGTTTTGACCAGTTTCTGTGGTTGGACCAACACCCTCTCTCGAAACACCAATAACTGGGAGGTTTTCGTAAGATGGTTCTGGTACAATGATTGATGGGTTTACATATCCAGAACCAGAAGAAGCAACGTTGAAGGATAGTGTTCCACCAACACCAACGGTTGCTGTGATAGATGCTTCTGTTCCACTGTGGTTTGGATCTGTAATACCGATGGAAACGTTTCCAAAGTATCCAGAACCATAGATGTCGGCAGTGCCTACACCAACAGCAGTAACACCACCAGAACCATCAAGTATTGCGGTTACTGATGCACCTACAAGAGGAGCGAATCCAAGACCATTTGTGGAACCAAGTGAAACAATAACTCCACCACGAGGAAGTTGGTTCTGGTTGATATCACCCTCAGAAATGATAATCTGACCATTGGTTGATGTGATGCCGCTGTATCTTACACTGGAAATACCACTCTCACCAAACAGTTCGTAGTTATTTCCTGCATTGTTGTCTGTGGATGGTGTCTGGAAGATGTCGTTCAAGAAGAGAACGCCACTACCAGTTTGAATACCAGTGGTGTTTGCGCCACCAACAGTTAATGTATAGGTTTGACCAATACCAGTGAACTGGTCGGACATGTCATCATAAACAACGTTAGTTGTATAGTCATTTCTCAGGAATACTCTACCCGCAAATGCAGTCTTTGGATAAAGTAAGTTCGACTGGTCTCTGAACTGTCTTGGGTTACCCTTTGGAGCATCGGTGAAGTGAACCTTATTTCCTTCAATGTTGAAAGCACCTCTGTAAAGTTGTACAGTCTCACCATCAACGTGAGTTGTAGCAGAACTTCCAACAAAACCACGCTTAACTTCAAGTAGTGGGAAAGTACCAAGACCAGTGATTGGTCCTGAGGTGGTTGTTCCAAGTCCAACACCCGTTACTCCCAGATACTCGCTTCCAATCTTAACAATATCAGTTGGTTTGATGGTAGAAATACCAGATATTGAGAAGTATGTTGCACCAATAGAAACTGTATCAACGTTATTTGCAACAGTGTATGAAATAGGTACAAATGATATTGGTTTTTGTACAACACCATCAAGAGAAATAACTGTCTTAGAAAGTTTCTTAGACATTTCAAGTGAGTGGTAGTTTCCAGTACCAACAGATGTAAATGTTACTGCAATACCTGCATTAGCATATTCTCTCTTAGTAGACAACTTGAACTGGTCATTGTTGATGCGAATAGCATAAACAGTATCTGGAAGGATAGTGGTAACAACACCAACATAACTTTCGGTGGCACCAATACCAACACCAGTTGCACCAACTCCAACGAATGTAGAACCTGGTTGATAGTAAAGTTCTTCGCCAGTTCTGAAGAAGTGGTTGTTAATGGTGAATGTTCCACTAACAAGGTCTAAACCAGAAGCGTTTGATGGGTTGAATGTCTTTTGATAGATTGGAGTTCCTTGATATGTAATATCAAAGTCTAACTTGTTCGCTCTTGTTCCATTAATAGCATCATATGCAGTAAGAGTTAACAACTCAGTCGTAGTTCCATATTCAAGGTTTTGTGGGAGGTTTAGGTAGTCATTATCTGTGTAAATAACTTCACTGAAACTTTGAATGAGAACATCAGTTCCAATTCCAGCATCTGGATAGAACTTCAAGATACTATCGGTTCCTGTTATTTCACCACCAAATGTTCCAATACCAGAAGTGCTTCCGATGGAAATGAACGGATATTGTGTGGTGTAGACATTATCAAAGTCATGTATCATCAGAACCTGATGAAGTGCGCTAGTTTCACCGTAAGAAACTCTTACAGATGATTTAACTGCGGAAGTTGTACCTGTGTTAATACCAATGATGGTTGCAGGTGTCGATGATAAAACGTAGTTGCTTTCAAAACGAGCACTCTTTTCGGAACCACTAGGTTGTCCTGAGGCAAGGAATCTATATGTTCCAACACCAACAGCAGTTGTTCCAAAACCAACAATCTTAGATCTTAGGAGAACACTGCTATTCTGATCATTATAGTAGTCTAGGTGTAAGGTTCCTGAGTCAATTCTTGGTTGGAACTGACCTCTGTAACTTGTGGAAATGCCTTGTAGGTCTGTGCTATCGAAGTAGAAGTCTGCTTGATAAGTATCTGTTCCATCATGGTCAAGGAGGAGTTCGATGTAACTCATCTCCTTGGTTGCGTCATCGATGACCTGAACCTTGGCATAGAGACTATCAACAAACTCAGTTCCAACCGAAAGAAGTGTTTCAGTTGAACCAATGCCAACACCCTGGTTTACAGATGTGAGGTTTACAAATCCGATAGACTGAGTTCCAATACCGTTAATATCAGAGTTGAATCTATTCTTGATAAACTTGATATCATAGTCGGTATCATATGGGTCATCGGGAATGAACCTTATAAACTGACCCTCACTATCACTCTTAGAGGTAATTTGACCCAGTGTGTTGGTCTTAATAGAACCTTTTTCAAGGATGTAAATGTTATCTTCATCATTCAGGATTACAATCTCACTTACTTCTTTGTCAAGTGTTTCTGGGTTGATGACCTGTATCAGATAGTTTGCATAAGTATCATCAGGAATATCCAGGTTGGTAAACAGGTCTGGATTTGACTCTCTGTTAGAGAACTTTGGACTGATGTCGTCCATTACAAGTGCTCTGTTGCTGAGGCACTTAATATAGTCAGTTAACTTCTTGTTCTTGAACTTCAAGAACTTGGACTTCGTTCCACTTGAAGAAGTGTCAATATCAAGAACTTGTGCAAAGTTGTTGATAGCATCAACTCTCTTTTCATCACTAACATCAAGAACAATGATATCGTTAGTTGTTGATGCGTAAGAAACTTTCTTATCAAGTTGTGAAATGATTTGTGTATCTGAGAAGTTTTTCAGACCAGATGTGTGCAGAAGTCTGTTTACTGGATTTACAATATCCTCATAAGTCTTCTTACTCTTAACTGAGTATGAGAGGTTCTGATAATAGTCATTGTCAGAGGTTACCTGATAGGACTCATTCAACTTGCCGAAGTCATTAGTCCATCCAAATTCTTGCTTGGATGCATAGTCTATCTTGAAGCGTCCCTTGTTCTTGGTAATACCGCTTACGGTAGCAAGAACAGCACTGTTTACACCTTTTACAACTTCGCCAGGAGAAAGTTCATATGTACCAGTGACCTTGATGTAACTCTTAGTTGTTTCAGAGATTCTCAGGTCTCTTTCTACAAAACCAGTTCCAGTATCCGTCAGTAGTTTTTCACCAACACTGAAGAAACTGAATGACTGCTTGGGGTTGAAGGTTGGATAGTTCTTTCTAGCAATAATAGTTGCATATCCACCTTGGTCAGTCTTTGCTAAACCTGCGTTTGTAGTAATACCAGACAGACTGAACTCAACTTGTGCTGGGTTTGTATTCTGATATGACAGTACAGTGAAGAAGTTGTATCCATAGTCTTCGGAGTTGAATCCAGTTCCATCGGGATTGTCTTTCTCAATACCCTCAATAAAGATTTCCTCACCAACTGAGAATACGCTTGTGGTGAAACCTAGGATAGGAGTTGACAATACACAAGTAACAATACCTGCTGGTGAAGACCTAATAGAACTAATGGCAACACCATTGCTGTTGTTGATAGCAACAATTCTTTGCTTGATAGAACTTAAACCATAAGGTTGGGAAAGAAGTTCTACCTTGGAGATAGAATTGGAGGTCAGACTGCAAGTAAGGGAACTATCATTGACAACACTACCAGTCTCTGGATCAACGATGATCAAGTCTGGTGCAGAACTATAATTCTTACCTCCATCTACAATTTCAACACTTTCGATGGTGTTGGAACGTTCGATGGAAATTACTGGTGCAACAGATGCTTCTGGACTTAGAGTCTTATCAGAAGAGTATTCAAAACCAGTGTTTAGAATTCTGGTCTTATTGATCTTACCAATGTTATCAGACTGTGGAACGAGCAGAGCATTTTCACCACTGCTGGTTGGGAATGTAACAAACTTTGGAAGAGACTTGTAGTTGTATCCAGAGAAGATAGTCTTGAGTTTGCTAACTCCACCAGTCGCAGTGCTTGAATTTGTTGAGTACTCTAAGGTATCGTGCTCACTCTGGAAGAGTTCGTTTCTCTCTGGTGCTTTATTCAGAGCAACAACAAACGTGGTTGAACCGACACTAGCAACAGTATAAGAACCATTATATCCACTATCAACGAAAGAAATTTCAGAATTGTTCTTAACTTCCTTGTCGGAAGTGCTGATATATCCTGCGGTTTCTAGTGAATAGTATAACTTAGATGGTAGGTCATTGGTGTATGTTAAAGTCAGAGCAGCATTCTGGGATACGCCAATAGTACCAACACCAGATACATTAAATGTGGAGGTATTTCCTAGGGAGATAAACTCATTATTAAACTCTTTATCGTGGAAGAGTTTGAGTTCTTTTCCAACCAGTGAGGTATGTGAAAGATCAAATACCAGGTCAGTATTCTTAATAACGGGGATGGATGGGTTTATCAGACTTATTGTCTGGTCTGTTCCACCAATACCTGTGATATTTTTGGTTGTTGGATACTGTAAAGTTGTATCGTATATCGTATCTGCAAGTTTGATCGTAGTATCATCTACCTTGTAGATGAAGTATGAACCAGTAGTCAGACCAGATGCTACCTCATCGGCATCGTAGAATACCTTATCACCAGTTTCAAGATTAGATGCATCGAGTGTAATCTGGGAAGTATTGGTGTTGATACCTGCGGAAGCAAAACCAACTGGGTTTATCAGAAGTTTGTCGTAGGTTTGCTGATAGACAACTCTTACTGCATCAGAGTTTCCAATTCCTGCCGAAACATTTGGTTCAACCTTTAAGGTTATGGTATCACCTTTGTTCAGACCATGGAAGGTTGAAACTGATACAACTGAGTTAATTTTCTTGACATTTCCAGTTACCTGGACTGGATTTGATGCAATATTGTATTCAAAGTTGTCTGAACCATTGTTGGAGAAATACAGACCGTCAGTATTTGTAGTTAAACCAACGCTTGTGGTGAGACCAATATAGTCTTTCGACTTGTTAATTATATAAACAGTTTCACTGTTGGTTACGAAAGGTAGGTTAAATGTAAGACCACCAGGTTCATTTGATGAGATGAGAGATGTTGTTCCATTTTTCTTGGTGAAGGTTGCTCTTTCACCAGTCTTGAATGGGTGATTTGGAAGATAGATGCTTTGGTTTGGAATGGATACCTGCTTGGTTACCGAACCAACCGTAACGTTTACGGTATTTGAAACGCCAGCAGTGGTTCCAACACCAACACTTTGCTTGGGGTTGAAATATACTACTTCACTTACCTTAGAGTCGAAGTAGGAAGTTTTTACTGGTATCTCAAACTTTTGAGGTAAAATATCAACAGGTGTGGATGCAGTGTGTGCAGCACCAGAGTCACCTCTTCTTACTCTCAGAATAGAACCTTCACCATAGACATTCAGAACTTTTAAAGTCTCAGATTCGATGGTAATAGTGCTTCCAACCGAAACTGATGGTGCAATGTTGGAAACAAAAATGTCTTCTACGGTTCCTGGCGACACTACCGAATTCATCGCCTTGAATAGGGTTACAGAGTCTGTGGAGACTCCTACCCTATGAGTCTTGCCCAACCTGCTTATAGAGGTTGAGAGACCGCTTACAGAGGCAAACTCATTGTTCTGTATTGTATGATATGGTGAGGTGTATGCTTCTACTGTATTCTTATCCTTCCAAACAAAGACTGAGTTGCTATAAGTCTCAACTTGTGTGGAAATGTTTGTAATTGGTTTTCCTTTTACTTCTGAAATTTCAACACTCAAACCAGTTCCATAGGTTCCAGTATCATCGAATGATGCATATTCACCTACACGGTATCCATCACCTGCTTGCTCAATCTTAACAAGATCAACTTCACCCTTAGTAATAGACTCAATTACAGTTTGCTGTTTAACAATTTCATTTGACTCGATGAAGAAGTCGTTATCAGCATATGGATCGCCTGCTTTGTATGGGAAGGTATTTCTTATCAGGTCAGAGTTATTGAAGTCAAATGATTGACTCAGTGTTAGGTTATCTGCTTCATAGACAGATCTGTAAGTGTCACCAACGAAGTATGGATATGCTGGTGTCAGGGTATTTGTTGCAGTATCAGTCTTGATACCTACAAAGTATGCATATGTTCCATCTGGGAACTCTGGAGTCTTGCAGAACTTACCATTATGAATGTCTAGGTCACCAGAATCGTTGAAGGTGTAGTCATCTACAAAGAAACCACCAGCAAAGGAAGATGGTCTGTTCTCTACTCTTGAAGTATCAAGAACGTAACCACTTCTTACAAGTCTTAATGCTGATGCTGTATTGTTTGGATCGGAATATGCATATGGACCATAAATTGGGTTTCCATCATATGCCCATCCAATAATTGGTGAGTGCTCAAAACCATCATCACCAAACTCTTGCGCAATGAGACTGGTTGAATATCCAACAACAGCATATTGCAGATTGTTTTGCGAATCGACTATCTTCTCAGATGTGTATCTGTTTTGCTCATTGATAGTAAGTGCTCTGATAGTCGTATCGAAAAGACCACCAATACCAGCAGCAACTACATTTACGGATGTGGTGGATTGAACGTAGTTTACGCCTCCGTTAATAACAATAACATCTACAAGTTTTTGATTTACGACTACTGGTCTAAGAATAGCACCAGAACCCTCACCAGTTATCTTCAAGTCTGGGGTTGAATAGTATTCACTACCACCAGACAAAACATTCACTTTTACAATCTTACCACCTTGAACAATGGCAGTAACTTCTGCATCTTTACCGTTCTTGATGCTAATGATTGGTTTTTTGATGAAGTTGATAGTCTCAGAACCATATCCTGTTCCCTTCTCATACAGATATGCATCAACTATGCTACCCCTGATTACAGGAGTTGCTGTGATAATACCACTAATACTGCTTCCATAAGAAACGTTGATTGAGATATTGATATCTGGATACTTGAAGATATGATATCCAGAACCTACCGATTCCAGTTTTTCATACTTTCTTCTGGTCAGGTTGGAAGATACTGCTGCGTCAACCAAACGGAATGAGTTGTCATCCTCTTTCAAGATATAGTATGATGATGTGGTTGAAAGACCAGATATAGCGGTTCCAGTAGTTTCGTAGTTTACAAGATCGCCATCATTGAAGTTGTGACCTTTGAACTTGATTAGATCATCTTCTATCGATACGTTCGATGGTTTAGCATACAGTTTTCTGTTTGTGTAACCATGTCCACCATCAATAACTTTAATGTCTCTTAGGGTATTCTTCTCTAACGTTCTGAACTTGTGAATACCACCAAGGTTTTCTGTTGTGAAACCAACGGTGTTGATGCCAACAAAGTAGTCTTTGTATGAACCGTAAAGTTTTACTGTGCTTGGGTTTATTAACTGAACATAGTATTCGGCACCACTTACTAGTGTCTTGTTCTGTACTCTGTTGAAGATAGAGTCTGGTGGACCAAAAGTACCAATACCAACGCTAGAATTACCGTTGTTGCTGTATATTACTGCCTGTCCATTTTGTAAGTTGTGAGTCGTGGTAAATGTAATAGTTTCATCAGTTATATCAATACCGCCACCATCTGTTAGTTGTCTGGCATCAAACTCAACTTCTCTAAAACGTTTTGAAACGATGGGTTTGAATATGGCACCAGAACCATTACCACCAGTCAAAGTGACCGATATAACCTTGTCAATGTCAAAGTCTTGTGGGTCTACAAATACATTCTTAACAGAACCCTCTACAACTGGTTGGATCGATGCGGTCGTCCCAGAAACAGGTGCAGTTACGTTTACTGCTGGTGGGTTGATAACATCATAGTTAGAACCACCATTCAAGATAGTCAGTTTTTCAATAGGACCATAGTGTACCTTATTGGGAGACTTTGGACTGATAATTTCTACGCCATTGATTAGCATTCCAATAGGACCGCTAACTGCCTCTTGCCCACTTCCCTTGGAATAGTTTCTATCAAGGGTAAACTTTCTAAGAAGTCGTTGTGGACTTACAATTAAGTCACGATGCTCGAAAAGTACAAACTTATGGTATCCAGTACCTGCTCCAAGAGCATCAAACTCCAAATACTCCGTTCCACCAATAAACGAACTTGAACTATAAAGTCTTATCTGGTTATTGAAGGATAGAACCTCAACATAGTAACTCTCACCAGACTGCAAACCTGGCATTGCAGTTGTTTCTGGCAGGTATACAACCTTGTCGCCAGTGATGAATGGAACTGCCGACGCAAATGAAATGATGGAATATCTGAGTGTAGTTCCATTCAAACCTTGAAGTTTGCTACCACTAGCCTCTGATATTGTCGCTTGAGAAATATCCTGAGTTATGTTGTAGGTAGGAAGCGAGTTAGATGCAACGTATGCACTATTTTCATCGGTATAAACATTCTGAATGTTTGAAATAGTGGTGTCGTTTCCATATTCTAGTGGTACACCAGAACTGGATGCCTTATCAATCTTTCTCCTGATATCATAACTTAGTGATGATGATGCACTAAATGTGCCCAGACCATTGAGGATAACCTGCTTCAATGGTTTGTTGATGTTTGATACAGTAGCGTTTGAAGAAACTACTGTCTGCGAACCACGCAGAAGAACCTCAACGGTATCTCCAACCTTCAAACTTGACTTATCAATATCACTCAGCAGTGTGAAAGTCGAACCTGATACGGAGTCAACTTGATATCTTGAACTGGTATTGTATATCCAGGAGTTTGCAAATATCTCTTTATAGGTCTTATCAGTCTCTGGGTTTTCAATTAGTTCACCCAGGTTCTTGACACCAATGACTTCACCCTCTTGCGCCAGTCTTACATTACCAACAGGATAGAAGTCTGCAAGAACACCAGTGATTCTAATTCTAACTTCCTTAGAAATATCACCATCTTCATACCCATATGCATACTCATCGGCACGAATTGATGCTGCGGTATCGATTGCTTCCGTTACACCAGAGCAACCAAAGAACTGGTTTACACTCTTACTAGTATAAGTGATGGTGTTGTTTCCAGAAATGATGGTTCCTGCGTCTGGGAAACCAATAGTGGAGTCAACAGAAATGATGGATGCGCCAACAGCAACGTCTTCTAGGACCTTTGTGCTTCCTGGAATGGTAAAAGTTCCCTCAGAAAGGTCATTTTCGTTGAATCCAATGAAGAGGGAGATCTTGTAGAAGGTCTTTTTATCTCTAGTAACGATCTCTACTGACGAAACAGAACCCTGAGTTCTTGAATCGGTAGACTTTCTTATAGTCTGACCAACTAATTTCAGTGGATTGCCAGAAAGTCTTTCCGAAATTATAACTTCCCTTCTTGAAAAATTGGAGAAAGAAGGTTTTAGGAGATAATTTTCAAGGTCAATGACCCGAACTTCCTCATTGAAAAGAACTTTGAACAGAATTTTGAATGATTCTTCCGTTCCTTTCGATTGATATAGACTTCTTGCTTCTTTTATGAAGGTACTTACGTTCAGTTCTGGTGTGAAACTTACATTTTCAAGACCAGGAACGAAGGTATATTTAATTTTCTTATAGAATTCCTGTAAAAACAGAGAACTCAGGTTCTGAACATCCTTTCCAGAAGTGTGAGAGGCAGCAGAACTAGTGGAGAATATTAGTTCTTGTGGGTTATTTGTGCTATGGTAGGATGAAATACCACTAAAACCACGAACACAACCAGTGAATGTGTTGGTTGTGACCCCAGTATAGGTGATAATTTCATCATCAATCTTCAACAGACCATACTGTTGGGGGAAACCTTTGGTGCTAGTAACACTAACAACATCAGAAGAATCGGTAATACTTGATTCCAGTGTTGTTCTACCTGCAATAACCTCCTGTGAGAGGTTATCAACTTTGATATACTGATCTAAATTCTCAGCAACATCAATAGGACCACCTTGGTACTCTTGAGAAATATAATATTGCTTTAAAAACTCCGATGCCTTGGGAGACTCTGAGAGTAAAAATTCAGGTATTTGATTTTGTACTATCTGTTGAATTTTTACGCGGCTGTCAAAACCAGTCTCGATCATATTCTATTTCCTCTCTAGTTCTCCGTTAGAGTAGCTTGATGTATAGTAGTCTCTTACAAATGTTACACCAGAAATATCTTCACCAGAAGTGATGACATCTTTCACCATATTTATGGTACTATCTGGGATGCTGAAACTCAAATATAGATCGCTGAGACCAACAACGTCATTGGATTCTGGGAATGCTTGAATCTCAATAATGCTGTTCTCTTTGACTGTTGATGTGATGTTTAAAGTTTGGATAGTAATCTCACCGTTGTAGTAGTCAACAACGCCACAAGAGGAAACTATGACTCTATAAGAACCGTCGATTGACTTCTGAACGATGGAGAGAACTCCTTTACCACTTGCATCTAACGAACCATCTGGGTTTTTGTTTGGAACGTCAGTGAAATAGAGTGTGTTGCTGTTTCCAGAGATGGTAAACCCAGTGCTCTTGATGTTTCTTCCTTCTGGTTTGATGTGGAACCTGTTACCAAAGCACAGTTCATATTGGGCAAACTGATTCAACAGTGCCTTCATGTTTCTGCGTATCTTGACTCTGGTAATGTTTGATGTAATAGAAGTGCTTACATTGTCAATGACTTGTAATGCCTTACTATACTTGAATCTTCCACCAAACTTATTCAAGTCTACGGATGATGCATAGGTATTCAATGAGGTAACGACCGAAGTTTTCAGGTCATCTACATTTGTTACCTGTGGTGAGTTGTAGTAAATGTAAGAATCAAGTTCAACATAGAGAACTTTGAGGTCGATGATCTCTTGGTTGATACCACTCAATGAATATTGCTTCAACTTCGTCAAGATGTTTTGCTTGTCGAAGTCGGAAACATAGTCACCGTTCTTAGGTTTGATGCTAATAACAACCTTACCAAACTGTGGTGGGTTCAACTCTTCTCCACCGACAACAGATACAGACTCTGTGTTTGGATATATCTGCTGAATGATTGCCTCATAGTCCCTTGCTGTAACCGCTCTGTTTTGTGCAGAGTATATCCTAGGAGCAAAGTACTTGATAGATGATACAGGTTCAATATCACCGCCATTAGCAGCGTTCTGTAATGTAGTGACTGTAACACCACCCGAGGGAATAACAGGTGCATTAGAAGCGTCTCTAACGTTACCTGAGAAGGAGAACTGCGATGGTCCATTGCCTTCCTTACCATCAGTGATGATATAGGTAACGGTAATAACACTATCGTTCTCTAACTTCTTACCAATAACACCATCACCAAAGAGAAGTTCGTATTTTTCGTCCTGAACTTCTTGGAGGAGATAGACTTCTGACTTCGAAGTTACGTTAATAATATTATCAACCTTAGAAAACTCTCTACCTAAACCAGTATCAGATGGTCCCTTGACATAAACAACCATGGTTGCAGTGTCAATGAAGGAGTTTTCAAGAATAAACCTTTGATCCAATGAACCATCAACAACAAACTGCTTTGTGAGGAAGGTTCCTTGGTAAATGTGAATGGGGTTAAATGTCGCAACACCAGAGTTTATGGTTGTTGTGATATTTTCAGGAATAGAGAAGGTATATGTTGACTCATTCGCACTTCCAACGCACACCAGACCCGCCTGTAAGGTGAGTGTACTGCTTGTAGAGGTGGTTGGTACACTTATCGATACCTGCGCTCTTGCAGCGGTTCTGGAACGTGGTGTGTATCCTATATTTCTTGCTAACGATACAACATTTTCTCTTACAGTTGCCGAATCCAAGAAGGATTCGTTGACAACCATGTTCGAGTTGAATGCTGTAATGTAAGTATTGTACGCTAGGGTGTCGATTAAGACAGAAAAGTTCGATCCTTCAAAGTCAAAGTCCGTAAAGTCGGAGTTTGCACGAAGATAATCCTTGATCGAAGTCTTTATCTGGTCAAAATCTAGGTTTGTAAATTTTGTAAAAGGCATTTTATCTGGTTGCCTCTAGTATAAACGTAAACTCTTGTGTTGGAAAATCTTGTCCAATAATATCGAAGATAACAGTTACGTTAAAAGTGTTGTCATCAGGTAAAGGTTCGACTTCTACCTGTACATTTGCAACTCTTGGTTCAAAGTTTTCAATAGTTGTTAGAATTTGGTCCTCAATAATGGATGCCGTTCCATAATCAACGAACTCAAACAGACTGGAACGTACCTCAGAACCCAACAGAGAGTTAAAAAACCGCTCTGTTGGGATAGTTTCGACTAAATTTCTAACTGAACGACGAATTGCGTTCTCATTTCTAAGAATTGGCAGGTCTTTTGTCACAGGATGGGGCTCAAAAGACAAGTTAATGTCCTTAAATGCCCGTGATACGCGAGAGACTGCCATTTGGATGGTAATTTTCTTGGATTATTTATAGGTATTACCAAGGATTTCCATAAGATGGTTCAGTTCCGTAGTCCCAGTCATCATAATCGTCGTCATTACGGATTTTTTCATGCAATTGTGACTGTTTTTTCAGGTCATGAGTCTTTTCATAGTCCATAATCTCTTGAATGAACTCTGCTTTTTCCTTATAAACGTCAACTTGCTTCATTGAACCATAATCTGAGGCAAGATGAGTGGTTCCCCACATCTCTCTCATGTAGTCTCTGTTCCTATCGACAGGTGATTGTCCCATTTTAGCTCCTGATTTGTGAAAAATCAGAACTTTTAGAGGGGTTGCTATCCCTTAACGCTATTTATTTTCCCGTTCTTCGGGTGTTGTCCAGAAATAATCGTGACAATCACCAAGTCTACCCCATTTCACACCATTCTCAACCTGATACCACTCAGTAGAAACCTTAAAATCAGGTGTTTTCGCTTCCTGTGGTGTCATTGAGATGTCATAAACCCTACATCTGTTGTTTGGATACAAGGCAAACTGACCATTATCAAGCGCAATTAGGTTAAATGACTTGTGTTCATCAGGTATTTCACTAGTAGAACAGTCAATTTCATCTATCGAACCATGATAGTTATCAAGAGTACAGATGTATTCACCCTTAATAGACCCAAAATGACGTGTACTTACCTCCCATTCCATTGATGCAACGATCTGCTTACAGACCGTTGTGACGTGATAGTCCATACAGTTCCAAAACTGTAAGTTCGGTAGGTCTAGGTCGGGGTCTGGTGTCTCTGGTGACGAGAGAAACGCGCTTATGGGCAACTTATCATACATTGCCGCATACTCTGGTAAGTAAGTTTCAAAATAAAAAGCGCGTCCAGGTATGCTTTTTGCACATACCCAAACGCC